GCATTTCATCATTTAGGTAGTAATGGTCCTGATATTCAAGACATCCCAGAAAGTGAAAGAGAGCACTGGCTTACAGATTCTTCGGGAAACCCTATAGGTCTCGGTGCTCACTTCGCTGAAGAGTTTCATCACCAAGGAGGGGTAGGAAGAAATGTATTGAATAAATTAGAAATGATGCACGATTCATTACCGAAAGATGATGATGGATATTCAATAATGGGTAAAGTAGAAGGTGACCGTTTTGTTCCTAATCCAAAAACAGTAGGGCTTTGGGGTCGTTATATCCCTTCTCTATTTTCTAAAGAGACAAGAGAGCACGCAGGTGCTCACGGAATCACCTCGCTATGGGATTCAGCCTCTCATATTAGGGTTAAAAAACCAAGGAATAGTAAGAATCTACCATTCCAAGGTATGACTTCTCTTTCAAGTGGCTACTCAAATAAAGTCAGATATATGACTGATGATGAATTAAAAGAGTATTATTCTGGAGGTACTGCAAATAGAGCAGCACTGGGAGAACATGGACATTTTTCTTCTAATGCAATTAACGCTATCGGGGGTATGGGGAATAAAGTAACCCAAAGCGACAGTAACGCACGACAAACCCATCGTTTAGTTACAGCGGGTGGTCGTCTTAATCCACCACATGAACCAATGGGTAAACATAGTTGGCTTAAAGTCAATAATATCACTGCTAAAACTAAGTTATCTCATAGTGAAGGGAGTAAGGAATTATTCGGTATCTTCCAAGGTCATAAGAAAAAGAAAACTGGGGAGTTTAGGATTCTTAATCCCGCTCATCAAGATAGAGTAGACGAATTAGACGAAGAATATGACGACATAAGTAACATCATAATGAATTATGAATATGGTAGTGATGAATATGCACGAGCCAATGTGAGATTACATGAAATTGAAAGCGAGATAGAGGATATTGAAAAGAAGGCAATACCTGATAATAAGAAAGGTTGGGATTGGGATGCAAAACAATCTGAGATAAAGGATGAAAGTGACCATAGTGCTATTATGCAAATGGCTCATAAACTCAAACCTGAGATGGAGAAACTTGACCCCGATGCATTCAATCCTGAGAACCCTGAAAAGTTCTTAGCAAATACTTCTCGTTTGATGCGAGATGCTAACATGGCTTTACTACGATTACCTCATGCTTCTCATGGATTAACAACTCATGGTTATGGGGATATTAAGAGGGAAGCGAAGAGTGCGAGTGAATTATTATCTCAAGGGAAGGATGAAGTTGTATCTCCACACCATACTATTGCTCAAGTCTTAGGTATGGCTGGAAAGGAGATTCTTCCTACTATGTCTCAAGAAAAGGTTAGACAACTTCTCCAATTACCTAATGATAAGGCTCATAATGATATGATTGAGAGGTTATTAGAGGGTATGGATGCTCCTGTAAAAGTATTACGACATGGAGATTTACTTGGTAGTGGGGTTAGTTTTGCTGGTGAAGAGCAAAATAAACTATTTTCTACTCTTAGTGGTGAGCATCACGATACAATTGATGGACTTCTTGCTAACCACATAAGCACTCGACCTCACTATACCGATGCTTCTGCTCAAAAAAGTGCAAACAAGAAGTTCAAAGCCAATTTCAATAATAAATATGGTAGAAGTTTGGGTTTGATGGAAAATCTATTCAGACCTACTCAGCAAAAAAATATAGATTTACATGGTTTATCTCGTATTCAATTAAGTCACCGTGGTAGTGATTATGGAAAAGGCATGAACGCTATAGGAAGTACCAAAGGATGGTCAAATGAGGCCGTTAATACTGCGAAAAGTAGAGTTCATGACCTTTACATGTTTGACCCAACAAAGGCAGAGACAATGGACAAGGTTGTTGCCCCTTCAACTACAGTAAGAAGTGCTGGTTGGGGTGCTAAGCCAATTCATCCCGCTAATAATGAGGGAGTATCTGTTCAGGATATGTATATTTCAGGCGGAATGGATAGTGGTTATCCAATGACGCCATCTGTAGGTTTTGAGTTCCCCGGAAATAAGACTGCTATTGCTGGGACTAATACTGAGACTGAGTATTTACACTCTATACCTGAAGAAGCGATGAAATCACTTCATGGTGAAGAGGCTGTTAAGCAGGTTCTTTCATCAGGTTATCAAGTTCCTGTGGCAATAACAAATATGAATCGCCCTGATGTTGCTGGTTTACCGTCAAACATTGACCCAAATAAAATCTCAACAAGCGACCCATTAGAAACACTCACTGTATTGATGAATCCTGACGCTTTATTGAAGGATGATAAATCAAAACCACCCCCTGTATTACCAATGCACCGTATATTTTCTTTGAAAGACTTTGAAGCCCTAAGAGGTTTCAGTGGAGACTGGGTAGTATCTGCTTTCTATGATGGAAAGCGTATGATGGTCACAAGAAAGGATAGTAAAGTTACTTGTTATGATGAAAATAACGACGCAGTACCCCTAAGTGATGATGATAAAGAGCAATTTGAGGCGATAACTGAGCAAAATTACACCGTTGACGCTGTAAAAATGAAAGATGTTATCCATATCATAGATATTATTGATTATGATGATACAAATATCGCTGATTTAACGGTTCGTGAGAGGTTAAAAGTCCTCAGAGGACAGTTTGATAGCCACGAACATGTCTTAATACCCGGTCCATATGATACTCGTATGACAGAAGAAGGTGGTTTAGAGTCTACTGTGAAGAGTCTCCAAGAAGAACATAACCAATTATTACTTCGTGACGCAAAATCTACTTACATGCGTGGGGAGCGTAGACATCCTAAGTGGTTTTTACTTCGTAGTAATAAGAATGTGAGTTTCATAATCTTAGATGTTAGAGGAAAAGGGCCATACACATACCGATTAGGAGCAGGGCCATTAGATTCTGAAGGTTTTGGAAATCGTGGTGTTGAATATGACGGTAAACAGTATCTTGATGTTGGTACAATTAAAAGTCCTAAGCCATTTAACGAAGGAGATACTGTATCAGTTTCTGTTTCAGGTGTCAAAAAGCGCAATCGTAAAGGCAAAATAATCTATGATGTAACCTCTTCAAAGATAGTAGGAGAGGCTGAATCAGAGAGTCCAGCGAGTCTTGAAACACTATCTTTATTGGCTAAATCTCATCCTATAATCCCGATTCCTTATGATATAATCCTCAAAGATGATAAAATATCTATCGTTTTTGATGGGTTAGACGAGGTAATTTACAAGGCAGAATCCAGTCATACTGGGGATTGGGCACATTCTCCTAAGTCAGTAATGGGTGAATTAAGTCAATCTGACTACACTTTACAACTGGCTGAAAGCGTTAGACCGCTATGGAATCAGGCTGTTTCTTTAATGATGAAAGGTATAGAACCTGCACATTCTATGGATAAGCCAAAAAATAGGAAGCGTAGTGAAGAAGATTCTGCTGGGGTTATTGAGGCTGAGAGTGAAGATACCATTCTAAAACCTATGTTGAAAACTATATCTCGTATTGCTGACTTAACAGAAAGAATTGATATTCTGGAAAAAGAGAAAATGACAGGTGGACCGGGTGCTCGTGGTATGGGCATAAATGTAGGTAGTGCTATTGAATCCCCAAGAGGGCCAACCAGTCTCGTGAGTGAGGAAAGCGTACCCGATTGGGATATGATTGAGCGACCAACAGAGGACTCCGAAGAAGAATACCCTTCAGTTACGCAAAGAAGGTTAAAACAGAAAAATGCTAAGCAGTCCCCCACTTATGAAGCAGAATCGGAAAAAACCGATGAAGGTTCATTGATATAGGTGAAGCGACAGAGAGTGAATCAGTGTGTTACGAACTCGGCAACGAAGCATTGAACTCCTCAAATCGGGGAGTGACCTCATTGTTGCAGGTTATGCTTCAGTAGAGTTAGTAGACAAACAGGGAGACTTAATCACAAGGACAGCATTGAAAGACGCTTTCAAAAAGTTCATGAGTGACCCTAAATACCGAAATGTCCAATTAGCACACTCAAATATACAAGTCGGTGAAGTAATAACAAATTATACGGATAATCAAGGGAGGTTGTGGAAAAGCGAAGTAGATGATGCTGGAATGTTTGTCGTAGTACAACTCCGGGATGATATTGAAAAAGCACGAGAAGTCGCCAGCGAAATACGCAAGGGCAATTTAGCGGGATTTAGTATCGGAGGACAAGCATTCAAGCGAGTAAACAAAAGCGATAAAAACCACGGCACTTACCAAGAAATCTCAAAATTAGAACTACACGAAATAACAATCTGTGAAAAAGGAATTAACCCCGAAGCAACATTCAACATATTAAAAGAAGATAAAAACAAGGTGACCAAAATGACTGATGAAGTAATGGACCAAATGAACGATGTATTAAGCCGCTTAGAAGGGCGACTTGATTCTATGGAGAAAGGCGAACTACCCCCAGCACTTGCTGCTGCAATTGCCAAGAAAAAAGGCAAAGGGGATAAAGACTCAGATGATACTCCTGAAGATACAGAAGCACAAGATGATAAGGATGAGGACAAAGACGACAAAGAAAAGTCTCAGTTCTCTGATGTTATCACATCTGAATATCTTGACTGGATGGAACACACACTCAAGTCTGCTGGTGTCAATACCGGACAAGCACGACAACACTTTGATGATGTAGCAAAGGCAAATCTTGGCTCTACTCCTGAATCAATTGGCGACGGCGCAGATTACTTCGCTGGACAAGTCAAGGGTCGTGCTCAAGAAGGAGGCAACCCATCTACTAACGCAATTTCCCGTACTACTGGTGGTGGAAAGGGAAGCAGCACAAAGAAGTCTGACTTCATTAACTCTACATCTATTGGTGGACACCGAATCGAAGAAGCATACGGAGTTTTCAAGGCTGCAAAGCAAGAAGAAGAGTTCCGTAACTCTCTTGAATCCAACTTTGAAGGCCGCTACACTCACGAGCGTACCGAAGAAATCACAAAGGCAGGGGCACAAAACTTTGATGCTCGTGCTCCTCTTGATGAAGTAATGAAAGCACTCGGTTCACTCAATGAACGCATTGACAATCTTTCCAACGGAGGAGGCGAATTGCTTTCTAAGTCTTTACCAACAGGGAAAACAAATCTTGAAGTGCCAAGCACTCAAGACCTTGGTAACATGACATGGGATGAAGTTCACCAACTGGCTGGAGGGCTATACCGCAGCGAGTGAAAACTCAACAACAATAATAAAAAAAATAGGAGATGAAATATAATGGCACGAGATTATGTACGAACAGTCAGCGATATGGAAAGATACTACTATGGGGCAGGTAACTCAATGGGTTACACCTACACTGGTAGTGAACTTCTGAAGTCGGATGCACCAATGCTCAGCACAACTGCTGGAACTTACCAAGCAATATATGGCCGTAAAGTATGGTCACAGTTGAACCAAGAGTTCAACGCATTCTCAGTTCTTCCTAAGAAACCTTGGGAGCGCAGTGGATGGAGAGTCATTACCGACAAACCAAACTCCGGTGTTGTACACGGTGGAATTGCAGAGAACGGCACACTGCCTGAAACTGTTAAGCCTGTGTTCCAACATGTTGCTGCAAAGCCTAAGACCATCGCTCACTCTTTTGATGTAAGCGAAGTCGCTGTTTTCCTTGCTGACAAGGATGATGGTATGGGTGACATGCGCTCAGTTCTCAAAGAAGAAATGGGTAAGCATCACGCAGAGATGGTAAACAAGATGCTTCTTGTGGACTCCGAAACAACTGCTGGTAACAACTTTGAATCCCTTGACCGCATTACTGGTAATGACGGTGGAGCATCCGGTGGACTAACATCTATGGAAATGGGTGCCTCCGCTGGAACTGACCACTGTGGCACAGGTGACCTTGACATCTACAGCATTGACCGAAATGCAAACGCATGGTCTAACGCAGAAGTAAACTGTGGTGCAGACCGAGCAGCAGGTAGTCGCCGAACTCTTTCACTTGACCACCTTGACACAATCTTCCAACAAGTTTGGGAGCGTGGTGGTAACCCTAAGTGCATCCTAACTGGATATGATACTCTAATGAGACTACAGCAACTCCTACAGGCGCAACAGCGTTTCATGGAAGAGAAGCGTGTTACTCCAACCTACAACGGTGTTAAGGGTGTACCGGGTATTGAAGCCGGATTCATTGTAGCAACCTACAACGGTGTCCCAATCATTCCTACCAAGGACATGACAAAAGACGGTCTAAGTCGTATGTATCTCCTTGATACTGACTATCTTTACTTCAGCACAGCAATTCCAACCCAATACTTTGAGAGTGGAATTGAAACTGGTGACCCATTCGCAATCAACCGCCTCGGACAAGAGGGACTTTACCGCACAATGGGTGAAGTATGGACTACTTTCTTCGGAGCACAAGCAAGCATCCGTGACCTGAGTTGAGCAAAAAAATAAAAAAAAATAATGGAGATGAAATATAATGGCAACTGAATTAACTATTACAGGAACAGCAACAGCAACCCTTGTGGGTAACTGGGAACTTCGTGCAGGGTCAGCAGACTCAGCAGAATGGCTTGACGGCGCAGCAGATGTATCTTATCCGGGCGGTGGTCCGGGTACTTTCAACGCTTCTAATAGCGATGGAGCAAACGGATATGACCCAGCACCTAAGATGGCATTATTCAATGTAACAGGTGGCGCAGATGGTGAAACAATCATCCTCGCTGGTGGAGCAACTTCTATTCTGAGCGTAATGGCAACCGATGGTGGTACAGCAGCAGTAGCAGTTGGTGCATCTTTTACAGCACTTACCCTTACTCTACAATACTTGAGTGGTTCGGCAAATGTAACCACTGTAATGGTACTATACAACTGAGGTGAGGAAACTTGCCTAAGATAACATACATTGGTCGCTCTTACGAGACACCGAATATGGATGCAACCCATCCAGCCTTCTTACGAGGTAAAACTCGTGAAGTAACACAGGCTTGGATGGACAAATACTTTTTGCGCTTTGGTCCTGATTACATCATTGAGGACTATGAAGCATCTGTAGATATTGGTAACGATGGCATCCCTGATTCGGGATGGAGTCGTTCAGACATCTCTAAGTGGCTTTCTACTTATGACATTACACCGAAAGGCTATGCAACAAAAACTACTCTTCTATCACTCGTGGAAACTGTAATGAGTCCCGATGGAGTAGAAGAAACTGAGGCTCTTATTGAAGAGAGTCTTGAAGAAACAACAGGAGATGAACTATAATGGCAGTAACTATTGACGCAAGACCGAGTTATTTCGGTGACAGAATGATTGTAACCGGAACTTATGCAGCGACAGATACCTCGATTGCTTTGAGTGGACTTTTAGCAAGCATTGATGCAGTAATAGTAAACCCAGTAGGAGCAGGTAATCTCGCAAAGATTCAACATATTGATATTGCTGGTGGAACAACTTATGCAGCAGTAGATTGCATCTTGCCCGGTGATATGGCTACTTTCAGTGGTACTACAATTACTATTGCAGCCACTGCTATAGGTCATGGAACTCTTGGTGGAACTTTCCTCGCAATAGGTCGCCGCTCTTGAGGTGACTTAAATGGCTAAGACGGTAACAATTCTTGGGCCTTATCCGCCTAAAGATTTCAATGATACAACAGCAACTGCTGCTATAGCAACCGCTATTAGTGCTGCAATTGCCAGTAACACATGCGTATCAGCCGACCCACATGTTATTCTTGGAAATGTTTTTATCTTTGTGACAACCAGTTGAGAGTGAGGAGTATGTATGTCACTGGCCGAACAAACAATTGACCTAACAGACATTGAGCGTTTTCAAAAACAAGGCATTCGTTCTGACGCTTCTACTTTACTTGGCAAAGTCATTGATGAAGAGAATCCTCTCAAGGGGATTACTTCTGAGCAACGCAATCGTAATTCAGAGGCAGCAGATGTCTTGAACATTGGTTCAGGCACAAGATGTCAAAACTGTGGTATGCTTCATTTCCTATGGCGTGAGTCATGTGGTGCTTGTAACAAGCCAATGGAGTATAATCTTGGGCATATAGATGCTGAAAATAGAGCGTGATTAGATGCCAATAGTATTCTCACCCGGCGAGGCTGAAACAAGACCTCTTGACCCTTCCGCTATTGTTTATACCACTGCACAAAAAGTTGCAGATTTTCTCTCAATAGGCCCTCAAGAAGCCGTTCTTGTAAGCGGAGATAGCACTGCTACTGCCGTTTTCGTTACTGGTGCTGATTACAGAACTACTGGTTTCACTGTTGGTGACACCATTCTTCTATACTCCGACGCAGACCCTTTGGGTTTAGAGAGAGTTATAACGACAATCACAACAAACGCTCTTGGTGTCCAACTATCCTTCGCTGATAGTATAACTCACGCTGATTATCAGGCTGCTGACAATGCCTATGTACAGAATACAGCATCCTTCACTAATGGTAAAACTCGTGGTATGAAGAAATCAATCGTAGAGACTCGTATCAAAGAGGCTCAAGATAAGATTGATAACATCACACACAATGCTTGGCGACCCTATCTTGTGAGTGCTGAATACATCAATTTTGACACTTACAAACCATATCGTCGCCGGTACTATACTGACTATGTAGGTACTGCCCCTCTTCTATTCCGTAATGTTCAACAAATCCTTCGTCTTGAATTATGGCAGGGAGACGATTATCGTGAAATTGCTACAGCAGAGGCTCGTATCAAAATGCCCGATGATGTAAGAGCACTCACAGGTTCTATTGTCATATCTTCAGGGAATGGCTCTGCTGCGACACTTACGATTGGGACAGGTACTTCTCAATGGCGTGCCGATTTTGACCCGGCATCTTCTTCTCAAAATCTTGCAGACTTGATTAACAAAGAGGACCGAGTATCTAAAGCAGCAGTGGATTTCGCTCCAGCCTATATTTTAGAAGGCTCTTCAGCCAATGTAGCACTCAATAATGAGTTCCTTGCTACGGCTAATTCTGATTATGGTACAGGAGTCGTGAAAATAACCAGCATGAGAGCAGGTAAAGGTGGAGAGACTTGTTCTATTGTAGCCACTGATACCAATATCTCATTCGGCCAAACAAGTAGTGCTATAGCCACATTCGTTGGCCTCGCTGGTTCAACTATTACTGTGGATGATACCGCTTCGTTTGTTAATGCAGGTGTCTGTCTTGATGCGAGTGGTGATGTATTCAGTTATACAGGTAAGACGCCTACTACTTTTACTGGGTGTACTATTGTAGTAGGCTCGGCACTTTCTTCAATTACTGGTCAATTAACCCAGTATATCTTCAAAATAGACCTTCAAGGAGGCAGTAGTAAGGGAGATAACGCAAGACTGCGAGACTGGTGGCTTGACCATGAGATGGGTGTTGTTTACTTCAATAATTCTTATCCTTTCTTTGAATGGAATGCGATTAAAGCCTCATATATCTACGGCGAGAGATACTTGGAGAAGGCCATTGAAGAAGTTGCTACTAAGATGGTAGCAATTGATGTCTTGATGTCAGATGATAGAAGTGTTTTGATTCCTGAAGGCACACAAAATGTGGACCTTACTTCTAAGATTCAACTTTTACAGAGTGAGATTGACCGTATCTTGGCTCGTTATATCGAGGTCATTGTATTTGAGTGATTATTATGGTTAGCGGTCCTCAAGATGAGTATTTGGAGTTGTTGACTATTGAGATGTCGGACCCTAAATACCAAAAGGAAATGCGTGAAGTAGTCACTAAAACGCCTGAAAATTACCGTAATAAGGTAGAAGCACAGGAATTAGGGGATGAAAACATCATGAAAACTGAAGAGGGTTATAAGCAGAATAATAAACCAGCACCACAAGGTTTAATTGATGCTGCCTTAAAGCGTGCAGATGAGCGTATGCTTCGTGAGTCCCCCTCTCTAATTGAGTATAAATTAGTATTCAAAAGTGGTCTTTTATTACCCAATAAAAAACAATATGCTGAAATGAAAGCGAAGTGATTTTGATGGTAGCAACATTTACTGAATCTCTTGATATGGTTGTCTCTACTCTTGATGAGTGGAATCGTGCCAACACTGGTAACATCAAACCAGTAATCGCCGACATCGCAACAGTCGGTGCTGAGAGGGGAAAAAGAATTGATTTATCCCGTCACGACTACATCCTATGTTATGAGACGGCGCATAACGAGGAAGCCCCTGAATTATTGTATGATTTCGTTACAACTCGCATAAATATCACTGTAGATGCTCGTACATCTAAGGGTAGAAAACATCTACAAATGATGGAAAACGAGATACGCCGCCTCATTCACTCCGTAAGAAAAGGGGATGGTGAGAACTTTGACCGTATGGTGTATAAGACTCGCACCGACCTTTCAGATAGGTCAAAGGTTTTATTTCGTATGACCTTTCAGATAGAAGTAGTTATCTTTGCGGAGTTAGTGCCTTGAGTTGAGCCGACATGCCATCTACAGTATACAAGGGAGATTTGACCGAAGTTTCATTCGGTCACGAGACGGGTTTGAAGTTGCCACATGACTATGCTGGTTCATTTTTATTCAAGCATTTGAGCACTGATGCATCGGCAAATACCAGTATAATTTCATTCTCAGGTGGGGCTGCTTCTACTCCTTGTAATGCTGGTAGACTAAACTTTCCAGTTGGTATGTTAGTTGGGTGTAGATTATCTATTATTGGTGGAGGGGCATTCAGTGCTGATGATACTTCTACTACTGGGCGTACATATTCAATTATGGAGCATAAAGTTCATGCAAGTAACCACACCGAATTAACGGTAACCCCTGCTTTGAAAACAGCAGCATCCCCTACTTCTTCAACCGCTGGAGATACAATTTTTATTCACGCCTTTGGTACTCCTACCTTTGATGCTAATATGGCTGGTTGGAATATCACAGCAGCCTCCAGTAGTGAGCGTATACTTACTGACCAATTCGTTGGACTCGCTGCCACACTCACATTACCTGAAACAAAAGTAGACCTCAAGAGATTCCATGTTGTAGGACTTGGGCGTGATGCGGCAGTTCAAGTACCGGGTCGCTTCCTAAGCGAAGGCGGGTCTTTTGAAGTAAATCTCCATAATCCTCGTTGGCTTTACTATGCACTCGGAATGGAGTCTGTGGCAGTTACTACACAATTTGATAGTCTTATGACCGCTGATAGAACTCTTGGTGCTGCTACTGAAATTGGTGAGACATTTATCACTATAGCCACTGCTGCAAGTACATTCGTATCAGGGACATCTGCAATCGCTGCTGGTGACTATGTTCTTATCAAAGATACAACAGTAACAGATACTATTACATTCGATTCCGCTGGAGATTTGGGAGCAGGTGCTGCCTTCGGAGCGAGTGGTGTTGGAGGAGAAGATTACTTTAATCAAACTCAGACAAACGAGATTCGTCGTATCGCTGCTATCAATGGTACAAATGTATGGCTTGATGATGGGCTTTGTTTCCCTCATGCTGCTACATGTGCCTTGAGATTCATTCGCTTTGATGCAGACGGAACTGGTTCTACTGGTAGTCCTCATCGTGCATCTACAGGAGCATTGACTCGTGGTGTTACCCGATGTCTTTATTCTCGTAGCACTGTACCTTCCTTCGCCATGGAAGTAAGTATTCGTCGTAGCGATGCAGAAGGCTCAGTCTCAGATGTTACTGATGGTAGTACAAGTGATACTAAGCAACTTACTCGTGTCTACAAGGGCTGTAAAGTGAAGGATTTCTCTCTTACAGCAGATACTGATGCTGCACTTCGTATGACTGTAAACTTTGACTCCTCTCTCTGTTATACCGATACTGGTCGTCTTGAAACAAGTGCTGTTGCTAATTATTCATCAGGCAGTAAGGGTGACCGATATACGGCTCATCGTATGTTTGAAGAGACTGCTGGTACACTTGCGAAGAGAAAAGAGGCTGGTATTGAAAAGGGTACACAGAAGCCATACATGTTCTATAACGGTACTGTAAGTATCGCTGGTGTAACACTGGGGCAAGTTGTTTCCTTTACCATCAGTGGTAACACTGGCGTACAACAATTCTACACAATCAATGGTGCTGCTATTACTGACAGCGAGACTGACCAAATCCCATTCGGTGGTGCTCGTAATGCTTCACTCGCTATTGAAGGAAAGACAGAGTATTCAATGGATTGTGAAATCATTGTTGACGACCCTGTGTTCTATCACAAAGTACGCCGAGCAGTGGGCCACAGTGCTTCTACAGCCAATATGATTCGCCTTTCATTCACTAAGCCGGGAACAGCGGCTGGTCGTGAAAGTATTGACATCTTGCTGGATGATTTCGTTATCACAGAAGCACCACTTCCAATTCCTGAAGATAAGGGCGTTATCAAAGCCCCTCTAAAGATTATGCCAAAGGCCATGCGTGTGGTCGCAACAGACACGCTACTACATAGTTGAGATGATTACCATGCTAACACCATCAGAAAGAGCATACAATTATGGTAGAATGTCTCACGATGAGTATGCTCATTGGTATGCGGCACGAATTGGAGTAGAAGGGGGAGACATCATTTCTGCTGGTCAAAAGCGTTCACTGCACTTGATTGAAGAAGCAGTTACAGCACTTTTGGTGATAGAGGTTGTTGAAGAAGTCACCGAAGAGCCTCTTGAAAGGGTATATGAAGCAACATCGGAAGTAATTACTCCTGAAATCGCTACTCCTGAAGAAATAGGTGACAGTGAAGATTTTCCAACAGAACTTACTTATGATGCTATGACCGTCAAAGAATTGAAGGCTCTATGTAAAGACCGTGAATTACCTGTCTACGGTACAAAGGCAGAACTTGCACTACGATTGAAGCGTAGTGATGAAGGTATATCTGAGTCCACGACTGAGACTGAGGCCCCCGCTGATGCGGCTGCTGATGTTGAGTCGGACATCCCCGCTGACGAAGCGGCAGTGACCAATGGTGAGACAAATGACAACAGTAATAGCGAACAAGAACTTATTGATGAGACGGCATGACGAAGTAAAGCACGAAGTAAGGGTAGACCCTGACGACCCGGAACTCGTAATGGAGGTTTGGGTTCGTGACACTTCGTTCTTTGACATTCAAAAAGCAGGTCAAGAAATGTTCGATATTAAAAAAGATGGTCAAATGTCTTTGAATCTCGAAGGTTACTACAAATATGCGTTTACAAATTGGGTTATTCGTACTAATCCAAGTCTTTCTCCTGACGAGTTATTAAAACTCACAGGATATGTTGGTGAGCAAATCTCGGCTTTATTACCAAGTCCTAACGAACTGGGTGAAATGATGGCTGGGGGGTTTACCAGCAGCGGGAAAAAGTGATTGAGAGTTTTCTCAGTCGCAAGGTCATAAACACGCCCGCCGACCTTGAACTACAAATGGAAATGAAAGCATACATAGTAGCAAAACACTATTCAATATCAATCAAAGAGGTACACGAAATGACTCCACAACAATTCTTTCAGTCATTCACATGGGCCATAGTTGGTCGCAAAGAAGAAGAGAAAGCCAATAAAAGGTCTAATCAATCTTCAAAGAGTGGGAGTAGAGAAACAGTCTCTCTTGACTACGATTTCCTAAATATGGAGGACTTCTGATGGTAGCACTGGCTGGCTTAACAGTAGCCCTTAGTGGTTTAACAGCGGGTGCTGGTGCAATTTCAAGTATCTTTGGTGGTCTTGCCGGTATTTTCGGCGGCGCTATTTCAGCAGTCGTGGGTGCATTTGGAAGCGCAATTTCATTCATTAAAGAAAAGTTTCAAGGGGTAAGTGATTGGTTCAAAGAAAACATTCTACCTATTTTTCAATGGCTATGGGAAGCGGCTGAACCTATTATCACCCTCTTAGCCGAGTTCATTATGGCTACACTCGGTTTAGCATGGGAGGGTATCAAGATATTATGGGATGAAATTATCGTTCCTTTATGGGATGTTTTTGGTACGATTATCTCTGAAGGTATAATAGTGCTCAGTGTGTTATGGGATGCATTTATGGTGGGTATGAAACTTCTATGGGATGAGTTAATCATGCCTTTATGGTTGGCTTTACAGACACCTATAGAAACCGGATTAGTATTATTAGGTTATTTATGGAAAACCTTGATGAAGGGTATGAAACTTCTATGGAAAAAACTCATTGTACCACTTTGGAAAACCGTCGGTCCTATCATGGTTAAGGGATTACAAGTTTTAGGCGCTCTATGGGATGTTTTGATGGTGGGTATGAAACTTCTATGGGACAATGTAATTGTTCCTTTATGGAATCTTGTTGGCCCTGTCATGACAGTAGGTATGATGGCTATAGGTACTATATGGGATGTACTTGTGACTGGTATGGGTTGGTTATGGGACAATATCATCGGGCCTTTATGGGATGCTGTTGGACCGGCTATGATTGTTGGTATGGGAGTTATCCAAACGGTTTGGACTGCAATCGTGGCTGGCATGGGCTGGGCATGGGACAGTATCATCGGGCCTTTATGGGATGCCGTCGGCCCATCAATTATTGCTGGAATGGAAATGATAGGTGTCATTTGGGATGGAATAGTGGCTGGTATGGCTTGGGCTTGGGATAATATCTTAGGACCTGTATGGGATGCTTTTGCATATGCATTAGATTTACTATGGGATGCTATACAGCCGATTCTCGATGCAATCGAAACGGTGATGGAGTATGGTGGCAAAGTCATTGATGCTGGATTAGACATGATGGGATACGCTGATGGTGGTATAGCAACTGGACCTCAATCGGGCTACCCTGTTATGCTCCACGGAACAGAGGCTGTCGTACCGTTATCGGGTGGGCGCTCTATTCCTGTAGAACTTGAAGGAGGCGGTAGTGGCGGTGGTGGCGGAAATACTTTCAACATCAATGTCAACGCCTCGGGTATGACAGACCGCTCTGACAAGCGACAGTTCGCAAGAAAATTGAGTAGCACTATCCAAAGTGAAATCTCCCGTCAATCCGGCGGCTCTACAATGAGGTCGGGCCGATGAGCGGAGATGGCTACGGGACACCTATCCGACTCTTCTTTGATTCGGGTATCTTAGGAGATAACGCTATTGCTGATTTCTTAGGTTTTGGAGGTGAGCCTTTTCCTCCTATGGAATTGATGGCTCTCTCTATTGCTTTGAGCGTAGAGCGTAAAGTCGGAGGTATGGCTATTCCATTTGGTGGAGGTATGCGTTTTGGAATTGATATGAATATGGTTAATTCTACTATTGTTATTGAAGGTATTTTTACTGATGATGATGTAAATAGACGAGTGGTTGCCGCAACCGCCGCTACTGCTATGATTGACTTTGGGGTTGAACATGGAGATTTGAGCAGCGTGGGTAATTTCACACAAGTTACTAATTCAAGATTTCAAAATCTTCAGTCACTTGAATTAACTCAAAAAGATGGAACAGTGAAAAAAGTATTATTTGGGGCCAGCACTACAGCCTCTTTATTTGTTTCAAAAGGTACATCAAATGTAATTACAGGTGGCGGTTCTACAACTATTTTCTATCATCTAACCACTCACCTTACTCCAGCGGAAATGGCCGCATCTTTGTCTACGGCTTTAGGTGCGAGCCATCTTAACGCCACCATCTCAGCAAGCATAACTACTTCCGAGTTTGTACCTGCTGCTGGCTCTTCAAAAATTACACTCACTCAAACAGCAACTGGTAATATGTCAGGGACTTCTTCAGTAGATTTCACTGTTAATACTGGGTCTAATTATGCCCCATATCATCGCCCATTCGCTGGAGGTGCAAGTGGTTCAGCAGGGCGTGTAAAATCTGCTGGAGATAAAGTACAAGATTTGTATGGTATTCTCCATAATACAGACAGAGGTACAGCCGCACTCGTCGTTGGTGCTCTCTTAGGAGTAGCAGCAGTCGCTGCTACTGGTGGGGCGGCTCTCGCTTTAGCGGGTTCAGCAGTAGTAGTAGGAGGTTCTGCAATAGTTACTGGTGCTATTACTGAAGATAACTTTTACAACGGAGACTACCCGATTGGAATACAGATTCCTTACAACTCTATGATTCAGGCCGAAGATGGTAGGAAATATGACCTTCGTAATTTCCTTATTAGAACTGGATGGAATAAAACCACATATAACAAAGTATCAGATGGAAATACAAAAGGTGCTGGTGGAGAGTTTGACACTGGTGATGATGCAACTGGTATACAAGGGACTATTCAAAAGTTAGACATCGGTTATAATGCTGGTGAACAACATTACACTTATCAAATGGTATTCGCTCCAATTGACATGATTATTTGAGGTGATATAATGCCTATAATACTCCAGTCTAATCACGCTTTACTCTTTGACGGAGTGAGCGACGGAGTAATTATTCCTCAAGGCGATTTTAGTAAACTTGGAAGAGAATATGATGCTACTCATAAATCAGTCTCAGACATCATAGATACCAGTTCTCAAGGAGATTCAGGTACTGGGGTCATTACAGATATTCTTGGTGGTACTCTTGCTATTGAGGCTTGGGTAGTTCCTGATTGTGGTGGTGTCATATTATCTAAAGAGAAACAATTCAGACTAACTATGGGTACTATTGATACTCCCGGTCCAATTGAGTTTGAAGTTAATATCAAAACACACGCAGGGGATATGAAAGTTTTCTTGCGTAGTGCTTTACCTGAGACAAATAACCACGATGGTCATGTATATCCTGTAACCACATTTGGTGGATTAGATGATTCGTATAATCGTTTTGATGGTGCTAAGGATAAAGCAACATCACTGAGCATGAATCAAAGACCACTCTATCATATTGTAGCAACATTAGGGAATGGTTTTGCCCGAATATATGTTAATGGAGATGTAATAGCCAGTCAAATAATACCCACTGGTGTTACATTGGCAAAGAGTAATTCTCATGTTTACATTGGTGGAAAGGGTGGTGAGTTTAGAGGAGTGATTGAATGTATTCATATTTCTAAATCCTTCAAAGATGAAATGATAAGTCGTAATCCCGCTTTAGTAACCGAGAATACTCTTTCATTATTCAGATTTGAAGAGCCAATTACTCCGTTAAGTGGACTCTACACTATTTCAAGCATTGATACAACTTACAGTGATGCTGCTTTAACAGAGAATGACCTCACAGCAATCACTATCTCTACTGCTGAGGCTCAATCTTTGGCTAATGCTCTCACTGGTAAGACCGTCACTGATACTTATGTGGACTTCACAGTATCTCCATATTCCACTGGCAACTATTCTGTAATTGATAGATACACTACACCCGGTACTACTCTAACTCATTCTATTCCCCATGTCCCTTACAATCTCCTCATCAACCCCGGTTCAATCAATCAAGATACTAAGAAGCCAAATCAAAAACCTCCTGAGCGAGTAAGACTACACCGCATCAACATCTCCAGTGGTGAATTGTTGGTATCAAGTGTCCACTTAGATTTCAAAACTACTACCAATGTAAACGGCCTACGCCCTATTCTACATTCAACTCATACTGTTGGGAACGGGGCGAACTCATTTGTTATCATTTCGGCAGATTCTTTGATTGAAAACGGGACAGGGCGACCCTATCAACCACCACACCTCGCTACTCAGTTACTTGATAGAACAGGTCAAATGTTGGTAGATGAGGGTATATTTGAGCAACACGCTATGTTATATTCCAGCCGTATGTCTACTACGACTTCAGACCCTAACAATCCATTTGCGGTTGTTTGGCCTACTGATTTAGATGATACTTTTCAAGTAGGACATTCGGGTAGACATACTCTTAATCATGTAAATGGGCATCATTATTTACGAACCATGCCTCGTGCGAATGACGAGAATCTTGACCAGCAAGCAGGTCATACTGATATTTTGACTTTGATGTATGACGAAAAAACAAAGGGTATCGGAAAGATGTTCCCGATAAATAGTCAAATAGATTACTACAGAGATTTAGCCCGTTATGGGATTCAGGGTGTTGTTAATACTGGTATACCCCATGAAGTTGTATCAAACGGATTAAGTGGTGCAAATCAAAAACTCATCTCTATTGGAGGTTCAAGGACAAATGAGCCTAATTTTGACCCACTCCCTTTCATTCTGAGAGGTCCGGTTCCGGCAAACTTAGATGATATTGATAGTAATACTCGTAAGTTCCATCTTCATCCTTCAAGTCAAAGTCGCATAGCATTACTACATGTCCCTACTCTCGCTTCTCGTGGGCTTGCTCCTTATGTGGAAGTCCACTATAATGCAATTGATTTCACTGGGGCTTCTATGAGCAAGACAGCACCTATGCTCATGGTAGAGAAAACAGTACCAGCGGGTAATGTTTCGGTGTCAGGTGGTGGATATGTCTACAACGATATAGCAACTGATGTAGCCGCTGGTACTGCTACTTTGTATTCTGCTGGTGGCTATATTGATGTTGCAGGGGCTGAAGAAGGGAATATGGGTTCTTTGCAGTACAGTCATTCGCTTGTTGGGGATAACAGCGAAGGATATGAGTCAGATGTAGAGTTAGATGAGCGTCTCACTCCTGTCAATTTTACAGCGGTGGGTACAACTGGTAACTCTACTCCAAGAAATGTCTCGGCTTCTCATACTTCAAAAGCCGACCATGACTCGGTATTTCATCGTATTTTCATAGAAAGAGTAGATTCCAGCGTGGATATAGACAAAACAAAAGAGTTTTCTCGCACGACTCCATATACAGTAAACGGTAGTCCAAGTGCGGGACAATTTGATGTGGGTATTACTTCTTCAGCATCTTCAATACACGAAATGTTTGATATTATTGATAACACAGAAATCAATCATTTAATTGGTATTAGTCACCGCTTCTTTATTCAACCATCTGACAGACGGCGAACAAACCAACTACAACATATTTATTCTTCTAAAGATAGAAACGATAGTAATAACATGGCCTCGTTAATGTTTCTCATGAGTCGTCAAAGACTTCGTGGGATTGAGGATATTGAAAGTGAAGATGGTAAGTTTACTTCTGTTAGTTGTGTGGGTCTTTCAGAAGTCGCTACAACACGCAGTATCAATGAATTAGGCTCAGGTAGCCCTGACTCTCATGTAGTCAAGGAAATAGACCCTAATGCTCCTGTAGTGAGTGTAACGCTTGGTGGAATAGGTCAAGGTGCATACGATACTAAACCTTCATTTGACCCAAGTGCATTATCTCGTCTCCCTTACAGCAGCCGTAGAGGTTTCTCTTGTCTCGCAACGAAGGTACGAATAGATTTGTCTATACCATCTGCTAATCCTGTTCAATATATCGAAGTCGCTCCTCTCAATAATGAATCTGCTGATTTGAAAAGTTGGGGTACTTATCCATTCCCTGAAATTGGTAAAATCTATCTAAAAAATGGGGCGACTGCTGAGTATCAATCTAAGAGTGGTGTCTCCTTCCATTTCACTGATTCAACTGTGAATACTAAACGCTTCATCTTACCAAATGGTTCAGCAGTGGCTACTTTCCAAGAGTGGATAGTAGGGAGTGGATTAAGTACACAAGCAGCCGCTCTCACTGGCGGGAATGCTGATGAGTACGCCCTTGGTGAAGTCTTAATGGGAGACGGTCATTTTTACATTGAGAACCTCAATTCAGATGGCAGTACCGTGAATGACCGTATGTTCCAGTCTATGGACAATATATCTCATGATTATCAACTCGGAACTCAATTTGCATCAACTCGTGCATTAGTAGAGATTCCTTTATTCAAAGGTCAATTCTTTGCTGATGCTCTTAATGGTAGTTACCCAAGCCCTGATAATTCATTAAAACTCCATATTGATGCAACAATGACAGCCCACTCTTGGAATCCGTCACCAGTTGGGCGTAGATACAAAGATATGCCCCCTGCTGACAGAAGTGCATATTCTGCTTACGCCGAGAATATACTTAACAATGCTAAGAATAACAAAACATTAGTTACTAATTTTGAAACAGTTGGAACTAATTATAGAATACATGTAAATAATCCTAAAGTATTTCCAGCATCAGTGACATCTGTAAGTAATTATTTCAATGTAGATAATGTTATTATTTATCATAGAGCATTTTTACCTTCAGGTGATTGGGTTATTTACAATAATGACCCGACTATAGACGGTTATCTTGAATGCCCAGCGAATCTGATTGGGTATTTTTCTGAAGAGTTTGTAAATAATATAGCAGTTGGTATGCCTATTTCTGTTGGAAATAGTTACGATTCGGAAGTAATCGTACCGCTAAAGGGTGACGCACTTAACTTAGCGGCTGATTTTGAAGGTAGGAGTGAGTATCATCATGATGCTGCGAGTGTAATGACCCAAGGAGGAAACATTGACTACGGATTAAGACAGTATGTAAGTGCTGTCGAGTTCAAAGCAGGGCCACTTTCAAACCCACATGCAGCGAAAACTCAAACAGGTAGAGCGAAAGGTACAGTATTAGGGGTAGAGCCGATTATGAATGGCTCTGTATACACTGGTTTTGCCTATTTAATTATGAGTAGAGAAGATATAGACTTATTTCCGAATGTAGAGAACCCCCCTTCATTTTCAGGTTTCGCACCTACTTATGAATATGAAATGGGGCATCCACATTACACCTTAAAAGTAGGAACAAATGTCTTTACTTATTTTGGAGAGGGAGATAATAAGAAGTTCAATCCTTCAGGTGCTGGTATAGCAACACTTGATGATTCCTTATCAACTATTATTATTCAAACAAAAGAGAGTACCACTGCACCGAGTTATTTGAAAAGTGCAGATATGAGAGGAGAGATTGCTACATTAAGTAAAAAAGGCTTCGCTACTCATTTTGCTACAGATAAGTTCAATACTCTTTTAGATAATACATTGAATCTTTCTAACTCCGCAAGACCTATGCATTATTCTGCTTCTTGGGAAATCTCTTCTAAGGTTTCCTCAACTGAATTAACACTAACTAATGTGAGTATAAGTGAGTTACTTCAAGCCAATTCTATAGGTTTGAATGTTCAAGTTGGTGATTGGATTTACGCTGAGTATTGGAATGGCACTGCGGCAGTAAAATCTACTCTTTTAGGCCAAGTAGCCGATATTCAAGAAAATGTGGTTTTAGCAGGGCCAGCAGTAAGCCCCACAATCATTCAACTTGCGAGTGCGATGCCTTCGGCCAATGACGCCGTTCTTGTCGCTAATATCGCCGCCGCCGGTGCTACTGCTGCTGTTAAGGTATACTTGCGAGTGGGTTGTCAAGATATTATGGAAAATGACGACGAGGCCATACTCAATAGAACATGGTTATACCCTTATGCCCAAGGTGGGTTGCGCCATGGTGACACAGTTTGGTCAAATATGACTTACAATAACCCTCATGCACAACAAGGAATGTTTGCGAAGAGTAGGGGGGTATTCAACGAAGCATTAGTATGGGTAGGTTTCAATGATGGTCAAGGGGTTTTAAGTGATAATCCTCGTGAATCTATTCCACTTGAGAACTTTTTAATTGGTAACTCTTGTATTGAAACTGCTCGTAATTTTGTGCAACATGTCAATAAAACCATAGAGTTGAATTACACAAATCTTAATTTATCTAACCCACCTACTGTGGCATACCTTGACCCTTATCTCGCTAATGCTGGTCATGCTCGTGTACTTCTTTACGATGTAACACATGACCGTGAGTTTATCGCTTTCCAAGATATTCATATGCAAGTTCAGACTTCGGCAAAAGAAGTTGGGCTTGGCTTTGAGAGACATAACAGTGCTCTAAACTTAGCAGATGGTACTGATGAAATTGATTTAGGTAATTATTCTATTCTCTATAATGGTGGAGGTCAAAATCCTTACATCACTCAAATTGATGTTGCTAATGGCTTCCCATCTCAAAGTAAATACATCAGAAGTTTACAACATTCAAACTTCATGGAAAGTGCATACGCTCACAATATCGCTAATAATATGGCAGATGGTATACAGTCTCCGGTAAAGGGTATCGTTACTGGACTTTCACAATCAGGAACTCATTGGTCAAACAGACAAAATGGAACAGGTTACCCTTCTACTGGTACAAATCTTGCCACCACAAGCGTTTCTGGAACAGGATTAACAGTAAATATAACAGCCATCGCTGGTCAAATTATTAATCAGGTAATTGGTAATAACGCAGGTACTGGTTATACTAATGGAAGTAAAATAACAGTTACTGGGGGTAATAATGATGCAGTATTTGTAGTCAAAACAACAAACTCAGGCTTAGTCGCACAATTAACCAATATGTCTCAAACAATGATATATGGAAAAGCACATGGTCATTTTGTTCATACTGGTTTTCACACTGGTGGTCCATTAGGGAAGAGTAGAAGTATAGGGGATAGTGTTTCGTCAAGAACTCAGAATGCAACAGTATTAACTTATTATGCAAATAAAATGCATGAGAAAACTCGTAAATTATTCTCTTCTGAAAATGATTTTATCAAGGCTTTAATGCAGCATCGTGTACATATGCCTAAGACTGTCACTCTAAAGGCAGGGGGCACTACTTACAATAACGGTACATGGCGTAATACTAAAACCACGACTAATGGTAAAGGTAAAGGAATGACAGTTGATGTGGTTGTCGCAAGTAATGCTGTACTCACAGCCACAGTAAATAGACAAGGAGATACTAATTACAAAGATGGAGATGTACTCTTTGTTGGTGATAGAGGACTACATACAAGACCTACAGCGTCACCAACTGTGGGTGGTGATGGGAAGGGGAGTTTTACTTTATCTCTAAATAAAACAAATCAAGAAACTTCTACTCTATTTGATACCCCGGATGGGACTCGTGTTATACCAGCATTCCTCGCTTTGAAAGGTATACGCTCAGAAGCATCAGATTTGTCAAACATGACTACGGAAACAAGGATGCAACATTTACCTCAATGGACTCAAATGGACTTTACCCGAAGAATGACTATTGACCTTGGTGAAGTTTCATTAAATATAGGTAATACCAATTTAGAGGCGGCTGCTCTTGAAGTAGTTCGTATGATAAATCAAGGTGCTGCTAAGAAAGGTCGTACTCATTCACGCCGACCAAACGACCAATACCCGATTGAAGTGACCACACAAACTGATTTCTCCGCCACTGGTTCAACTCATGACCCCGCTATATGGTGGGATGAAGATAAGGCATTCAATTCGCATGATAAAGGAACTCACATGGGATATATTCGTGCCCATATTGGGAGAGTAGTTCAAGATACTGATGGTACTCAGGATGGTTATTCAGTAATTATACATAGTACAGTTCCCGGTGCTACTGGTCGTAACTTTTGTGTTTGGCTTGACAACAGCAAAGGACAAGTGCCTTACAAGCCTGAGTTTTTGATTGGTCATGGTGGTCGATTTAGAACATTTTGGTGTCAACCTGATGAATTGAGTGGTGAAAATATGCACCCTGCACCTATGCCGCTTAACAAACATGGAAGGCCGTTTGCGCCCATCACTTCTCTCCAAGAATATATTCAACCTGACGAATCAATGCAGAGAGTATTATCTGTAGGTGATTTTACAGATAATCACGACGAAGAGACTAATCCGAAATTAAGGGCTATATCCGCTATGTCCGGCGGGGGTCAAAACCATAACACAGTAAACAGTGAGTCATTTGAAGTTCAAGGATTTAATACTTCATTCACACAAGGACTGAGAGTAGGTACTTCAGCAATAGGTAGAATCAACTTTGGTGGGTTAGTAGCGGCTGGTATTCCGGGTTTCGCCCCTGACGCTGGTAAATGGGGGTTTGGTAGAAAGGGAGATAGTCGTTTTAATAGTGACTATGGTATACTAAGAGATGTCGGGGTCACTACTAAACCCACCACATATACATCTCATATCTCAGCCAGCGAAGTATATCCTGATAATATAGGTAACTCCGACCTTTATGGATTACGATTAAAGGACCATAGAGGTCATACTCATGGTTTAAGATACATCTACAAAAATATGGGTGAAGATTTTGCTCTTGATAATACCACTCTACCTGAAACTCTTGATAGCGAGATTGTTATTTATTTTAATCACAAGGATGTCTCACAACATGGTTTCACAATTGGGAAACATATGCATGGAATTAGTGACCCAACAGGAAGATTCCCTCCTACACCTGACAACGCATCTCTTGCCAAATGGAGAGGTAATACATGGAGAGGAGCACCAGCACCTTCTGCTGCATATAATACCGATTTAGTGTATAGTCAAGCCGATGGTACAATCACCATAACCCCTTATGCTCCTTACAAGATTTGGAGTGGGATGGGTGGTTCAGGTTGCCCTCATCATGATATTTTAGGTTACATGGGATTCCCTGAAAAGAATGGGGTGATACATGTTTCTGACCCTTACAACGATATGGGAACAGCGGCATCAATAGGTGGTACTAACAATGGTTACACTGCCAGCCAAACCCTACAACCAGCCGCCACAACAGGTGGTACTGGTAGTGGAATGACTGTGAATGTCACAACAAATGGGAGTGGAAATGTAACAGCAGTTGTCATTACTTCTCTCGGAGAGGGAGGTTATGTCAATGGTGATACTATTGGTGTGAATGGAGTAGGGGGTTCTAACGCCACCTTTGTCTTAAACAATCATCTTGCCGGTAACTGGGGTAATATGTTTTCTTATACTCATCGCACGAGAAACCCTGATAGCGGTACTCAAGTGTTTTATGGTGTTGAAGGGGCTGTTTTTACTTCACAACATAGTCTCCATACCCATAGCGATAGTGCTCCGTTTATCAATTTTGATAATACTAATACTGTTCTTACTACAGTTGGAGAATCTACTACTCCTATACACGCTCTCATCACTCCTGTGGCTAATTGGACTACTCTTGTGACGGATGAATTACTCGCAGCAGTTTCTGCTTATGCTATTAACCTAAGAGACCCAAATATAGAGGGAGGTGTTAATTTTGATTGTACAGAAATGTATGCCTCAGATGGTAGAACCTTTGGTGAATGGGGTATCGTTCCTGAATCTATCAAGATTCGCTCTTACAATCTTAAAAGTAAGATTCCCCCTATTTCTGATTTCTTCACAGCAGAATCATCGCAAGATATAGGAATTAAAGCGAGCCATCTTGAATACGGCGAATTAGAGAGTCTCAAAGTAACAGAAGATGGTGTGGTTATTACCGGAACTACAAGACCTGTAGCGAATGATTTGTTAAGTGATGGCCGTAGTATAGCGTGTGGTTATATCCCGTCAACTCTCTTACAAATCTCAACAAAAAGTAAAGGGTTTAATTCAAACACAGCGACTCCTATTATTGTAGATTCAAATAATAACCCAATTGATACTACGGAATGGCGTAAAAACTTGACAGGTGAAAATTATACTTCGCTAAGTGGAGATTTAATTTTACCTAATTGTGATAATCCTACTTTAACACTCAACACTTTAGTAAGTGGTGCTCATTTAACTCTTCGGAATAATCACATGTGGCATTTCTGCAAACCTGCTGGTTGGGAATCGGCTTCTAATCATTATGCAAATGGGGCTACATATGATTTCATACGAATTGACTCATTCGGTAATAAAGTACCAATTACTTATCAGAATCAATATGCTTTAGTTGAGGGTCAAAATGTCAACGGTGGGGGTTATACATCAGAAACTACACTTGGTTTGATAGCAAATACTGTGAGTGAAGATTGGCCTACTTCTAATCCAGTCGCCCCAATACTTATACAAAAATATGCTGATGAAATCAGAGCACATCTATTCGCTGGCGTGCGCTCTCTTGGTAGTGTACAATCAGAGCCAATTGTGTATTTTAGAGGTGGGCGTGACAGTCCTGATAACTGGGTTCCACTATATTTTGGAGGAGGATTTAGTGGTGCTACTATAGACATCAATGATGGGACTCAAAATGATTATTCGGAGCATAACACTCACCCGTATGCGAATGGACCGACTGGTTCTGCTGGTATACAAAATGCCAATGAGATTCTTTCTTCGTTTTCCACTTTAGATTGTAACGCTATCTTAGCCTTTTTCCCCGCCACTGCTTTACTAAAGCAACATCGTGGGAGTATCAATCCCCCGGTATACAACAAAGACAACATTTTGTCTCCTGACATCAAGCGAGGAGCATGGGCTGGTGCAGGTTCAACACATCCTAACCTTGCTCCATATTCTGCTGGTGTCCACATGCAAGTTCCTTCACCAATGGTTCTTCGCTTTGCTCATCCAACGGCTCGCTATAACGACCATCGTGATGGTGTAGAAAACAAAACAACTTACATTATCTTCGGTCCGGGGCAAGCGTTTCCTCTATGTCAAGAAGTAGCCAACCCGATAAATACCTTTGAACCTCACCCCGGACATGCTGTGAGCACTGGTAGTGCGTGGTCAAAAGTACCAAACAGAGCAAGTAGTCGTGATTTCTTACCTAATCATATTCAAAATAGTACAGGAGAGTATATGCCTGAGCGTGCTGCTACTCAATTACTCAAGCACCGATACCATTACCGTCAAGTATTGAACTGGGAAAGTCCTGTTGGGATTCCTGATGTTGGTCTAATACGAGAGCGGCCTGAAAATGGTCGTAATTACGGTAGCCCATTCACTCAAGTGGCATGGAATTATTTCAACACAGCGTCTAATTTTGCAGATGCTTATGGTACAGCATACGCTGTGGCTCAACCAAATCGTCACTCCGTCTTTATGGCTGGGGGGATGGTGAAAAACTCAGACCTTTGCTGGCATATGGATAATGGTAATCATCCCGGTGGTTCTTGGATGGATAATCAAATTACTATGAATCCACCACAAGAAGCAGGTAATACGAGAGTGCCTCTTCAGTCTACTGTAACTCAAATTAACAAGACGGCTTTCAGAGTGGCTGGGGCATTGGCTACAAGGATGCTTTATTCAAATGATAACAGTGGCTCTCCCGCTTTTGAGGCTGAAACTTTGGTAGCGGGAGATGTAGACCATGAATACATCGTAGTGGATGCAACTCGTTGTCAAAATGGAGAAGAGTTAGCATGTTTACTCGGAGGAGCAATCAATACATTCCCCGGTAAAGGTGCTTTGAAGGCTATCGGTGGTACATTTATGCCATCTATGGGTAACTCTTCTCGTCAGGATAGGTACGGATGGATTCAAGCAACAAGCGGCCCTATCCCCGGTGGTATATACGGGAATAATGGTGGGAGTGTCACTGCTCATGCAGATGTACGCACGCTTGGTTATTCAAATCAAATAATA